TGCATGGCTTGGCTTCAGGATGTAGCTCAACTGTGTGTTGAGAACGACGTCACTCCTATGTGGTGGACGCCGAACAACTTCTTCATCGATATGCGCTATGAGCAAACCAACTCGCTGAACATCAAGACGTCAATTGGTCGAGTCATTCGCCAGCATCAGATCCGCGTAGGCAACGGAAAGATCGACACGAGGAAGACCAAGAACGCAATTGCCCCTAATTTCATCCACGGGCTGGACGGAATCGGTGGTCTATTGGGTATGACTGTGAACAGGATGAATGAGGGATATGGGGTGACTTCAATCCGAAGCACTCACGACGAGATTGCCGTCCTGGCGGCTGATGCCGGCGTCCTGTCTACGACGGTCAGAGAAATGACCTGTAAGATGTTTGAGCAGGACATTCTTACGAATTTTTCGGATCAAATTCAGTCTTTGTTGCCGGCATCAGTAACATTGCCCCCCGTTCCACCAAAGGGAACCTTGGATATCTCAAGTGTCATGCAGAGTGACTATTACTTCTCTTGACATCTTCAGATGCTTCAGGTATCTTTGGTGAATCACTTAGAGAAGGTGTAGTGTAAACACCCTAAGTTGACCTCAAGTTCAAGGAGATTCTCATGTCAGACAAGAAGAAGTATCAGCGTGGCACTACCCCTTCCGGCGTTGCGGCTTGGCCTCGTCTTACCGAGCCTGATCGCACGTTCGATCCGAACGGGATGTACAGCGTCAATCTGCGCCTCGGTGCTGAAGAGGCTGAGAGCCTGATCGCGGTCATCGATCAGGCGCACACGAACCAGGTTCGCACGACCCTCGAAGAGCTCCGCAAGAAGAGCGGCAACAAGGCGAAGGTCAAGGAATCTGAGAAGCCTTACCGTCCCGTCATTGACGAGGACGGCAACGAGACGGGCGAGATTGAATTCAAGTTCAAGCTCAAGGCCGTCGCCGGCGGCAAGGATCGCCAATGGAACCAGAAGCCTCGTCTGTTTGACTCGAAGGGCAAGCCGCTGAGTTCGACCATCAAGATCGGATCTGGATCCACGATCAAGGTCGGATACGAACTGTTCCCGTACTACGTTCCGTCTGTCGGCGCAGGCGTCAGCCTTCGCGTCCTTGCGGTTCAGGTTCTGGAACTCGTGGAGTTCTCCAGCGGTTCGTTCAAGGACTTCGGATTCGAGTCCGAAAGCGGATACGAGGCTCCTGCGGAGGAAGAGGTTGTGGCCTCGGATGGGGGGAGTGCCCAGGCTGAAGAAGACGTGGAGGACGTCAACTTCTGATGCCTGAGTTGCGCCTGAACTTTCCGTTGGAGCCCGTGCCAGCGTCTCGGCCCCGATTCACTCGATTCGGTAAGCCCTACTACGGCAAGAACTACACGAGGTTCAGGAAGCAAGCTGCCGCTTATCTGGGATCGAACGAGTTCAAGGACGAACTCAAGTCGCGTGTTCGACTCCCACTGGTGGGTGGTCTTCGGTTGACTGCGGTGTTTACCATCGGTCGGCCGAAGACCACCAAGCGGCGGTGGCCTGGCGGTGACGTTGACAACTACCTGAAGACTTTGGATGTTTTCAACGGCATCCTGTGGTTAGATGACGATCAGATCACAACCATGACTGGGGTCAAGGCGTTCGGAACCACCCCAGGAATTTTGCTCACAGTGGAATACGATGAGAACCAACAGCAAGTTTGTTCAGCACGAACCGTGCCCAAGTTGCGGTTCAACAGACAACCTCGCAAGATTCGATGATGGCCACGCTTGGTGCTTCGGCTGTCGGCGCTATGAGCCGGCGGACGGAGCCGGCTGTGTCATTCCAACAAACGAAAGGACGAAGACGGCTATGAGCTTGATCAGCCAAGAGATCGTGTCTATTCCCAAGCGCGGACTGACTGAGGAGACGTGCAGGAAGTGGGGATACGGAGTCGCAAAGATCAACGGCGTCCCGGCACAAGTGGCGAACTACTGCGACGAGTCTGGTCGTCCTGTCGCCCAGAAGGTTCGCTACAAGAACAAGAAGTTTGCGATCCTCGGTGATGCGGACAAGATGTCTCTGTTTGGTCAGCACCTATGGAGGGACGGGGGCAAGATGGTGACGGTATGCGAGGGCGAGATCGACGCCCTGACCGTCTCTCAGTTGTTCGGCAACAAGTGGCCTGTGGTCAGCATCCCTCACGGAGCTCAGAGCGCGTCGAAGTACATCGCGAAGAGCATTGATTGGCTTGAGCGGTTTGAGACGGTAGTGCTCTGCTTTGACAACGACGAGGCCGGCAAGAAGGCGGCGCAGGAATGTGCGCTGCTGTTTACACCGGGTAAAGTCAAGATCGTCAGCAACCTACCTGGGAAGGATCCGAACGAGTGTCTGATGGCCTCCAAGGGCAAGGAGGTCGTGGACGCGATCTGGGCAGCCAAGACGTTCCGTCCAGACGGTGTGATTCCCGGTGAGGAGATGTGGCCGATCATCTCAACGGACGAGGACGTACCGACGATCCCTTACCCTTGGGAGGGGCTCAACTCAAAGTTGATGGGTATCCGATCCGGTGAACTCGTGACGATCACTTCCGGATCGGGCATCGGCAAGAGTTCAGTATGCCGAGAACTCGCCTATTGGCTCATGCAGAAGGGGGCCAAGGTCGGCTACATCGCTCTTGAAGAGAACGTGCGGAGGACGGGTGAGAACCTGATGGCTCTGCACATGGGCATTCCGCGGTACTTCTGGAAGGACCGCGAAGTGACTATGGATCAGAAGCGCGAGGCGTTTGATTCCACCCTTGGTCAGGGCAACATCGTCCTCTACGACCATTGGGGCTCTTGTGAGTCTGACAACCTGATTTCTCAGATCAGGTACATGGCTCGTGGGATGGGTTGCACTCACATCTTCTTGGATCACTTGAGCATCGTTGTCAGCGGCCTGGATGAGGGCGACGAGCGCAGGATCATCGACAACACGATGACGAAGCTGCGGTCGCTTGTTGAGGAGACGAAGGTCAGCATGTTCGTTGTGTCCCATCTCAAGCGTCCTGCCGGCCAGGGTCACGAGGAGGGCGCACAAACGAGCCTGAGTCAACTCCGCGGCAGTCACGCTATTGCTCAGTTGTCTGATTGCTGCATCGGACTTGAGCGTAACCAACAGGACATTGAGAACCACAACAGGACGTCTGTCCGGATCCTGAAAAATCGGTGGTGCGGCGACAATGGACTTTGCGCGTGTTTGGAGTATGATCGCGACACGGGCAGGCTTATGGAAGTAGCCGTTCAACCCGACATCTCTCAGTTCATCGACGTTGAGTCATAAGGAGCAACAAATGGAACAGGAACAAGTCCAGGAAATGACCGATCCGAACACGACCAATTTGGTCGCAATCGCACTCAAGAAGACGGCGGATCTCAACCCGCACATTGAGTATTTGCCTGATTTGCTGACGGCTGGCTACAACGAGATCGTGCGTCTCACCGCCGAGCGCGACGAGGCGCGCAGAGAGGTGTCGGTTCTGCGCCCGTGCGTCTGTCTCGGAGCGCAGACCGCAGACGAGTACGCGAAGCAGCGCGGTTGGGATTGTTTCCCACAGGAGCCTGGTCAATGAGATACCTGAGCGTATGCAGTGGCATTGAAGCTGCTTCTGTTGCTTGGCATCACCTCGGTTGGACGCCGGCTGGCTTCAGTGAAGTTGATCCATTTCCTTCGGCGGTGCTGAAGCACCGATTCCCCAACACACCAAACTTCGGAGACATGACCCAACATGAATCGTGGCCTATTCAACCAGGAGATATCGACATCCTCGTCGGCGGGACGCCGTGCCAGAGCTTCAGCGTCGCCGGCCTCCGGCAAGGACTTGCCGACCCTCGAGGCAACCTCATGCTCACCTACTTGGCAATCGCTGATCGACTTAGACCCAAGTATCTGGTCTGGGAAAACGTCCCCGGTGTTTTGTCATCCAACCGAGGACGGGACTTTGGCACCTTCCTCGGGGCGCTGGGCCAACTCGGGTATGGCTGGGCCTACAGGGTGCTTGACGCTCAATACGTGCGAGTGGGGGGATGGCCCAGAGCCGTCCCGCAGCGCCGGCGACGTGTCTTCGTTGTCGGATGTCTTGGAGACTGGGTTGCCCCCCGCGAAATACTTGCTCTCCGCGAAGGCTTGCTGCGGAATCTTGAGACGGTCGGAAAGGCGCGGAAAGTCGTTGCCTCCAATGCTGAAGTCGGCTCTGGAAGCGGTTGCTGCGGGACAGTCAGCAGCAAGTGGGCCAAGGGAACCGGAGGGCCGGCAGGAGACGAGTGCTACAACCTGATCGCGCAGCCGACCGCCTACCGATGGCAGAACGACCGAGACGGCTTGCAGCAGGATAATGTTGTCGCCGCGCTGCGAGCTTCGCAGGGCGCAAGCGGATTTCACGAGATGAATCACCCGGTGATCACGCAGCCCGTGCCGTTCACGAAGGCGAAGCGCGCCCAGTCAACGAGCGACGATGAGACATGGGTTGACGGCCAGGTCAACCCGACACTCTCGCTGTTCGATCAGGGAGACACGCGGGCGACCACGGTGGCGGTGGCACACGCCTTCTACAGCACAGGAGGCACTCACGGCGTAAACCAACACCCGGAGGTTTTGCCCGCAGTCAAGGTTGGTAGCGGACTAGGCATCCCGTCTCCGCCGGCGGTGGCGCAGTCTACGACTGTCCGCCGGCTCATGCCTATCGAGGTTGAGCGGCTTCAAGGGTTCCCCGATAACTGGACGATGATCCCGTACCGCGGCAAGCCGGCCGATCAATGCCCAGACGGGCCGCGGTACAAGGCGCTAGGGAACTCGATGGCGTGTAATGTCATGGCATGGATCGGAGAGAAGATTGCTGAGTACGAGAAAGCGACCACTAAATGACAAGCACCGAATTATCGTTGTTCTTGTTTACGATCTTTTCTTTCGGGATGTTGACCGGAGTGTTGCTTTGCATGTGCGCCGTTCTCTGGCCGCCAAGGGGTAAGAAATGAAAAGTGACCACAAGAGAAAAGTCGTCATCGATTACTTGCGATCCGTTGCGGCCGCGAAGGCTGAAAATTCGGGCTCAGACCCGACGTGGTCGATTGAGTATCTGATCATCGACGTCATCCAGGAGTTGCATGACATGGTGATCAAGCTTGAGCAGAAGCGGAGCGCAGAGAGAACGTCAGACTCAAGGGAAGGTTGGTATTGAAGTGCTGTACGCTTACATGGACATAGAAACCAATGCCGGCCGCGACTGGCTTAATCTCTCAGACTTCAATACGATTCATTGTGTCTGCGCTTTGGTGTCTTCCGACTCAGGCAAGCTAGGAGAAGTGCGCGGATATGGTCCAGACGCCATCCGAGAATCGACGTCGTTGATCAATTCAGCGGATGTCGTCGTCGGCCACAACATCATGCGGTTTGACTTGCCGGTCATGGCGAAGACGCTTGGGTTTAAGCCCAAGGCTTGGATTGACACGCTGATTTGTTCTCGGCTGATTTGGCCTGAGATCATTGATGAAGATTCCAGGCGGATCAACTTCCCGAAGAAGTTGTGGGGAAGCCACAGCCTCAAGGCTTGGGGCTACAGGCTCGGGGTTCTCAAAGGCGAATACGGCGAGAAGGAAGCGGCGTTCGACGTCTACACCGACGAGATGCTTGAGTATTGCAAGCAAGACGTTCTCGTCACAGCCGCTCTGCACCGAAAGATCCTTGGTCTGAAGTATTCCAAGCAGGCGATAGAGCTTGAGCACTCGTTTGCTGAAGTTCTCTTGCAGCAGGAGCGCAATGGGTTCTCGTTTGACTCTGACGCCGCTCGTCGGCTGATGTCGAGCCTTACTGCGAGAAAGCTGGACATTGAGGCGAGTCTGCGCGACATGTTCGCCCCGAAGATCGTCCAACTAAAGACGAAGCAGAAAGTCATCCCGTTCAACCCTGCTAGTCGTCTGCACATTGCTGATGGTTTGGTCAGCAAGTATGGGTGGAAGCCTGAGAAGTTCACAGACAGCGGCCGAGCCCAGGTTGACGAAGAGGTGCTGAGTGCTCTTGATTACCCCGAGGCGAAACTTCTGTCTGAGTATCTGCTGATCGACAAGCGGTTGGGTCAGATCGCCAACGGCGACAACGCTTGGATAAAGCTCGAACGAAACGGGAAGATCCACGGCAGGGTCAATACGAACGGAACTGTGACCGGCCGGTGCTCACACAACAACCCAAACATGGCTCAGTGCCCTCGTGTTGGTAGCCCATACGGCAAGGAATGCCGCAGCCTATTCAAGGCTTCCAACGGTCTTGTCCTCGTCGGCGTTGACGCATCTGGACTTGAGTTGCGGTGTCTCGCGCACTACATGGCTCAGTTCGATGACGGGGCATACGCAAAGCTCGTCTGCGAGGGTGATGTCCACACAGAGAATCAGAAGGCTGCTGGGTTGGAAACGCGCAATCAGGCGAAGACGTTCATCTACGCGCTGATTTACGGGGCTGGGGCGGCAAAGATCGGCAAGATTGTCGGCGGGTCGCCGGCTAAGGGCTCAAAGTTGCGGGACTCGTTCTACGCCAAGTTCCCGGCTCTTAAGCGGCTGCGCGACACGATCGATTCAGCCCTCAAGACACGAAACTACTTGGTCGGCCTGGATGGAAGGAAGCTTCACATTCGGTCCAAGCACTTGGCGCTGAACACGCTGCTTCAGTCGGCCGGCGCTCTGTTGGTCAAGAAGGCAACGGTCGTCGCTGCTAAGCGGTTTGAGAGCGACAAGATTTCTGTACGTCAGGTAGCGCACATTCACGACGAAATCCAATACGAATGCAACA